AAAACTAATTGGTGCAACCACCCCCCACCATGTCTGCTAATTTCACAACCGGAGGGACTCACAGAGTCCAAGGAGTAGTAGTGGACCCTCTCCAGCCACGGGAAGTAGCTGAAGAGGGCGCCCCCATTTAAGGGGGCATAGGATAATCCGGATTTCATGGTGTAGGCTAGGCTAACGTATATTTACGCAGTGTCCACAGCCAATCCGGGCGGGGTGGCACAAGGTGTTTACTCAACACCATTGTACCACCCCGCTAAGAAGGAAGTGCTACGAAGTGCACCTGGGTGCAACTTGAGAAGAATTGACTGAATGAAGGCTAACTGCTCTGGGCAAAGAGCATACAAGTATTGGTAGCTTTCAACAGCTTCTTTTGCCGTTTCCGGATCAAGATGCTGTAACAACCATGAGTGTTTTGAACCATAAGCTGGTTTACAACCACGGTCGTCAAAAACGTGACCACCAAAAGTACAAGACTCTGAAACCTCACACTCCTTGATGATGCAACCAGTCTGCCGCAGTTCAGTCAGATAATTCTGACCTACGGCGGCAGACTGAATAGTGTCATCACCCAGAGCGTGCGGTAAAGTTCGCTTCCAGTTAGTACAGGAACGGAATGAGGCAAGCAAATGCAAAATCACCTGAGCGATTGAGTTAAAAGCAATTGTAAGAAAGGAACCAGTTTTCATGATTCCAAACGCACACTGTCGAACTCTGAAACGACCAACCGTATAGACGCATCCATGAAACAAAGCAGCAAAATGGTTACCCAAAATGATTTTTGTCTCAGCGGACCACGAACTAAACTTCCTGTCAAACAACGCACAGAAAACCTGCACAACCCATCCTTGCATGGTGAAATCCCATGCTGACTTATCGGCCATAAGTTTCTTCATTGGCAGTTGGTTATACAACCACTTGTAACCACCCGAAGCGGGAGACCATCCTGCCTTGTTAGGCAGTTTGGTATACTTCTCTATGAGTTGGTCACAAAAACCACCAAGAAGAATACGACTAACCAAATTGTCAACTATAGACACACCATGGATTAATCTCCAAGCCTTATCCACCTTTTTCTTGAGTTTGTGAGGCTCAAGTTTGATGAAGAAGTTTAGAGGATCCAGTGAAGGTTGAGTTTTCAACTCCTCCCACCGCAACTGAACACACTTGTAAACGAAACGAGTCTTGGTCTGATCAATAGTCACGCCATTCCACCCAAATAACTCTCCATTGGTTGTTGCCACTTTATTAAGTGGGATTCCAGGAGTGGAGTCCCACTCTAAATTGGCCAAAACCAACTGTTGAAAAGCTAAAAAAGTAGGAAAGCTAGGCTCTTGTACGACAACAGTTGAGTAAATTTCTTCAAGTGCATCAACAACAGTTATAAATTCATAAACCGTTGGAGTTACACAAGAATCAAGCGCTTCG